CTGCCAGTTCTTTAAGGGTTGGCCGGGTCGTCTCTTCTTCCCGGGATTTTGCCAGTACAGCCAGATCAAGCTGCCAGCGTTGCACGGACACACGTAATGCCGCATAGGCATACACCAGGCAGTCCAGCGCTTCGTTACGCCGCTTTTTGTTATCCCACAGCAGACGCATCTTTCCTTTTTCCCACTTCTCCACAAGCTCTTCCGCGACCAGTTGCTGCGCCTCTGTCTGCGAAAAAATCTCCGGATCATCAGGAAAACGGATGGCATACGACGTGGCTTCATCCGCAGGCGTGGGATCGGCTTTCATACGGGCATAGAGAATTTCTTTTGCGGTGTCCGTCCCCACTTCACACAGATACACGCCCCGCTGATTGCGGGTTTTCGGCATGGTGATCACCGGCTTGCCATAGACAGATGCGCCTTTTACCGGCAGCACCCGGAAAACACCGTGTTTTTTTGACCTCTGATAGACAATTTCACCATCGATCCCCCCGGTGTCCCAGCAGACACGGGAAATGGTCATTTCGGTTCCGTCTGCATGGCAGTATTTTTTGTTGATCGCCGCATCCACACGTAACAGCGTCTCTTCCTCATCGGGACGGCCCATAATGATGATTTTATCCACCAGAAAAGCTTCCTCTCCCGGTGCCCATCCCCAGACATACATCTCAAAACGGTTTCGCTGCGAGTCAATGCCCGCCGTCAGATAAACCACCCGGGCTGGCACCGCCGCCGTGTAATGCACGACCTTATCCATCAGTACCTGGTGATCGAGTTTTTCGCCCACGGCCTCTTCCCAGGTCTCGCCCAGCGTGGTGTTCACAAAGGTTTTCAGGCCGTTGGGATCTTTCAGTGCATCCAGCCAGTCATAGACTATCTGTACCCAGGTGGTGAACGGACTGTACGCCGTCCAGATATGGAACGTGATGGAGCGCGGCGGCGGAATTTCATTATCCGCGGCGCTGAAAAACGTCAGACCGTCACGGGTCCACATCCCCGTGTTTTCACAGATCCACCGCCCGTTGCTCTGGTCAAGCTCAGACTGATGGATCACGCAGCCATGATGTTCACAGAGGTAGAAAACGCTTTCGGGGCTGTCCTTCTCCCATTTAAGGCCAAAAGGCGTGGATTCATCGCCAAATTTCAGATACTGCTCCTCCCCACAGTGTGGGCAGGGCACATAAAAACGCATGAAATGCGCCGACTCGTTGGCCGCTTTTTCGATCTGGCAGGTGCCTTTGATTTTAGGCGTCGAGCCGCGAATGGATTTGGGCCATACAGAGCCCTCAATACGTTTATCCCCAAGCAGGGTTGGCGAACCCTCTTTTTCGACATCCGGTTCGAACGAGGAAAGTTCGTCATAGCAGACCACGTCCACGGATTTTTCACGGTAGTTTTTAGCGGCAGCCCCGCCCAGGCACCAGAAGCCCACGCCCGATGAAAAACGTTTCAGCGTGAGGGTATTATCACGATGTTTACGCCCAAACCACGGTGCAAGATCGAGTAAAACCGGCACATCCCTGATCGTGGGTTCCACATGAGATTTCATAAAATCTTCAGCAGCAGAATCCGTGGGCTGGAAAAGAAGGCTGTTGCGTGATTTATGCTCAATAAAATAAGCCTCCACTCCCAGCAACATCTTTGTATAACCAACACGGGCAGATTTAATCAGATTAACAGTGCGGATCCGGTCATTCCCCATGCTGTTCATGATGGCAACCTGAAACGGCAGTGTTTCCCACCGCCCCGGGGTGTAAGATGACTCTTTCGGAAGGTAATAATGTCGATCTGCCCACTGAACTGTCGTCAGAGGGACAGGAATTTTTAGCGCAAGGAGGCCGGTTGCTATCGCTCCTGCAGAATTAGCCGCCCTCAGTTCGTCTGAAATCATCAATCCACCTGCGCACATTCTCACCGGCTTCAGAAGCCACATCGGATGCTTTCGCGATTTCAGTTTTCACAGCATCAAGATGTACGGGTGATATATCAGGGTATTTACGCTGCAGTGTCTGAGGGACACGGACAAGGATCCCTGATATATTCTGTGCCACTCGCTGAAAGATGTAGGTAAATAACTCCGTCTCGAGGACAAGGCCTTCCTCACGAGCATTTTTCAGCTCCTGTGCATCGGCCTGTGCCTTCGTCAGTCGGTAACGTTCGTAATCAATGGTGCCGGGCTGAAGGTCTGATTCGCTGGCAGCCCTCAAATCCTCGATCTCTTTACGGAGTTTTTCGTTTTCAATATCAGCTTCCCTCTGCGCATACCACTGAATGGCAGCAGTTGTATCAAAAACTGATTCAGTCCCTTTCCCTCCACCAGAAACTAGTGGTAACCCCTGACTCTGCCAGGCGGTGATGGTCCTGACATCAACGCCAAAAATATCGGCCAGTTTTTTCTTATTGACGTTCATACACTCCCCCGGGAACCAGAAAGGATCTGAAAATGGCGTTTTCTAACAAAAACAGCCTTTGTCAGATCCTTTTATATTTTTAAAATTCTATTGATAATCAATCAGTTAAAAAGAAGAAGAACGGATCTGATTTTTCCCTAAAAATTTTCATAAATAGCGAAAACCCGCGAGGTCGCCGCCCCGTAACCGGTCGGATCGCCGGAAAGGACCCACGAAAATGATAATGATTATCATCTATATAAGGTTTATCACAACATGTGTGAACCGCCCCGGGAATCCTGGAGACTAAACTTCCTGAGAAAGAGGTAAACAGGATGACTAAAAATACTCGTTTTTCCCCCGAAGTCCGTCAACGGGCAGTCCGTATGGTTCTGGAAAGTCAGAGCGAATATGACTCACAATGGGCGACAATTTGTTCCATTGCTCCAAAGATTGGCTGTACGCCGGAGACTCTGCGTGTCTGGGTTCGCCAGCATGAGCGGGATACCGGGGGCGGTGATGGAGGGCTCACCACCGCTGAACGTCAGCGTCTGAAAGAGCTGGAACGTGAAAATCGTGAACTGCGCCGCAGTAACGATATCCTTCGCCAGGCTTCCGCTTATTTTGCGAAGGCGGAGTTCGACCGCCTCTGGAAAAAATGATGCCACTGCTGGATAAGCTGCGTGAGCAGTACGGGGTCGGACCGCTATGCAGCGAACAATCAATTATGACGCAGGTATCGTATTAATTGATCTGCATCAAATTAACGTAAAAGCAACTTCAGATAATACAAATCAGCAACACTGAATATGGGGAAACATTATGTCATCAAAGAACAGAACCCGCAGAACAACAACCCGCAACATCCGATTTCCAAACCAGATGATTGAACAAATTAACATCGCTCTTGATCTGAAAGGTTCAGGAAACTTTTCAGCGTGGGTTATTGAAGCCTGCAGAAGAAGGCTGTCAACAGAGAGTTCGGGTATGAATTACATAATTAAGTAACATGGTGTTCACAGAACACGCAGTTACCGGACACATCAGTTTTCCATTCGCTCCCCGGCAGTACAGGCTTCCCCTCTGACGGGATAGCCTGAAAAAATAACACAGAAAATTATTTGTTATAATTAATATAACTTACTCAAAAAAAAGCGACGAGAAAATCAGCATCAACGAACAATAAGCGCCAATACGTGATAACAAATGGCAGCCATATTTATCTGCAGTATAAGCAATGGACAGGATAACCACACCAGAAACCGTCAGCATAAAATCCACTTGAACTTCCCCGGACAAAATCGACTCATCTAAAGATTTACAGCTCTTTTTATTATCAATATGTTAAAAGTAAAATAAACAGATGTTCAATAACACGAATACAAAAACGTGCTGAAATTCAATGAATCCATTTCTGTGTCATCAATTAATAGTGATAAACATCCGGTTTCTTCCACCATCGCACCGGACAGGCGACTATGAGGGGACAACGCCGCGCTCCGTTAACGCGGTAAACCCCGGTGTGTATCGTTTTTGATTATCCCCGCACACTCGCGCAGAGGAGTCTCCCTGTCGGGCTGCGGTCTCTGTTAATGAGGGAATACAGCGACGATACGGCGCATCAACAAAACTTATTTCAGGCACTGAGTACGGATATATTCCTGCGCCCCTTCCAGTTGCTTCTGCATCGTCATCAGCCGCTCTCTGAGGGTGAAATAATCCCGTGTAACGGTGTCTGCCAGTTGGGGGCCGGTTGCATTATCCACGCGGGCGGTGCCGGTGGCTTCACGCACGGGACCTGGACAGGTGGCGTTGATACGCAGGCGCTTACGACCAGCGGCAACGTCAGCGCGAAGAGTTTCATTTTCAGCTTTCGCATCAGCTAACTCCTTCGTGTATTTTGCATCGAGCGCAGCAACATCACGCTGACGCATCTGCATGTCAGTAATTGCCGCGTTCGCCAGCTTCAGTTCTCTGACATTTTTGTCGCGCTGGGCTTTGTAGGTAATGGCGTTATCACGGTAATGATTCAGCCCCAGACTAAGCGCACCACAGGCCACCAGCAGGGCAATGATGACCACGCACAGTACGCGGTTCATTTCACCACCAGCGTATCTGACCGATGAAATAACCGGAGGCCATAATCACAAACACCAGCCAGATAAGAATGAACTTCCAGGTGGATAATTTTTCAGCCATCACTCGAATCTCCCGAATCAGTTTGCTAAAATCAAACACACTTTCTCCTTTGACTTTTCCGGAGTCAGGAAACACAAAACCCCGCTTGGTGCCAACAAACGGGGTTTTTACTTTTATTCACTTACGTTTCGCCAGTTCGCAGGATTTCGTGTTATCCGCCCGCGTGGCCATACCTTATTTTTCAGCAAAATATTCTGCTTATCTGTCGATTCCCCAGCACGCCAGCGCGCTCTCCTGGTCACGACGGGATACCTGACCGTAGCAGTTGTTTGAACGAATACGGCAGTCTCTGCCACCGTCCTTAATCCACCAGCGAATCGCCTCACACGCTCCCCTGCGATCACCTGCATTAATTCGTTTATAAAACGTCGACGGGAAACACTTACCGGGACCAATGTTGTACGGACAGAATGACGCGATCCCCGCTTTCTGGGGTTCACTCAATGGCACTCTGATGTTTTTCTCCACCCATGCCAGCGCCTTATCACGCTCAATGGCGTTAACCCGGTCGCATTTTTCCTTCGACAACTTCATGCCCGGAACGACAGGTTTGCCATCCACCAGGATGGCACCGCGGCAGATGGTCCAGATACCCGCACCATCACGGTATGCCGTGGTGTGGTTACCTTCCTTTTCATCCAGAAACTGGTCGAGAATGTCAGGCGCAGGCGCACCAGCGGCAATCAGCGCCAGAACGGCAGCCGACAGGCCGTATCTGATTTTTGCGTTCATGGATATTTATCAGGATTTATCGGTTTCTGAGCCCTGGATATGTTTATCAGTTCCAGCCTGTTGCCTCAGGCTGCTAACAGGTCAATACAATCATGAGGATTATTTATGGACAATAACACCATTTCTCTACAGGAGTTGCTCGACAGCATTTCCAGGCTTCGGGAAGACGTGAATACCCTTACCGTCGCCTTCTCATATCTGGCATTCTCAATTCCAAGGGAACAGATGCAATCAACGCTGGCATCAATCCAGTTTGAATCATGCAATCCCAAATGGTCTCAGGAACAACAAGACTCTTTCAGGCGGCTTGCTGTATTACTGGATGAAAAATATGCTGGTAAAATTACCATTTCGGCGGACTCTTCAGAGAACCCGTAATTATTCCCGGTAGTTTTCCTCTGTAGGTTATCAACACATCCTGCGCCTCTAAAATTACGGGGCGCTTTTCCGGCGACTGCTCATCCCCTTCACATAACCCGGCAGCAACATCCAGGAAGACCTGTCTGATGCTCCTTCTGGCTGCTGCCTCATAAAACTCCAGCGCGGCACCTTCAACACGGTCCAGCGAGATGTCCAGGTCAAAAATTTCACCGTCAAAGCGTTTTTTGTCCCGTAACGCTAAAGTTACCGTAACTTTATTCTCAAAATTGCGGATCCCTTTCACAATCAGTTCATAGTTTTGAGTCATTGAATTACTCTCCCCGTGCAGCCTTACGACGGTCCTCTCTGATTTTGAAATACAGGTTAGTCAGATATGTCAGCAGCCCAAACAGCAGACTCCCCAGCACGCCTATTGCCGCCCACTGAGACGGGGAAACCCTGTCCAGCAACTGCAGGAACCAGTAGCCCGTTCCCACCGCTGACGTGGTGTATGACACACCTGTTGTGATTTTTTCCATCTGGTACATACCCCGTCTCCCGTTATCCGGAAGCTGACAACAATAAAAAAAGCCACCAGTTAAGTACTGATGGCTCTGATAACTCATGCAGGCATCTCAGACGACCCACTGACACTACCGGTGAGTTTAACGATACCTTCCATTTGGCTGGCTCACTTTTTATGATGATGCCGGTGCATTTATCTCCAGCACCAGACTTTCTATCTCAACGCCATACGCTGCATTTTTGGTAATATCCGTCAGCGTCAGCGCATTCAGCCCCAGTGTCAGACTGTCTTTTATGACCTGGAATGCCGGGCCAGCCACTCCATTCAGTTTCGGAGTAACCGTGGCACTGCCGGCGGTGAACACCAGCTCCAGCGTCTGCCAGTCGTTACTGTAATTCCCGAACTCGCCCAACTTTGTGTTTCCTGCTTTCTTGTGATGCATCAGATTCAGTTTGCCGTCTGTGGTCTGGGTGAAGAACGACATCAGGAACGGGTTACCAGTCCCGGTCATCGCCACGACGTCAGGTAACGCTACATCGGTATACAGATAAATTCCCAGACCGAACTGGTTGTTGGTCAGTGCGCCTGACAGTCGAAACTTACAGCTCAGTCTGCCACCCCGTGTCAGCAGGGAGACTGCGTCATCCACCGGGCGCGTCAGGGACCAGGCTTTATTGCTCTGCTTGGTGATCTTAAATACACCATCTGACAACTGAATTCCGCCATTCTTAATGCTCCAGCCCTGCGCAGCAGCGTCTCCGGCTGTCGGCAACAGGGAGATTGTGCGTATGGATGCATCTTCAGACGGCCCCGATGGCGTGTCGCCGCCGGGCGAGGCTTTGATTTCCGGTGCCTTACCACTAATGAAGGCTAAGGTGCGACCGGCTACGTTCAGAATAGCCGTTGCCATACGATCGGGAATAATGCCACGACGCGCCCATGAGCTGAAATGCGTCGGGCGATTTGATGATACCCAGTTTTTGTTCGTTCGGGATGCCGAACCGTAATAACCAGACCCGGCAATATCAGGATCTTCTGACGGGTTGTTTGTCGGTGTATTAACTCCGCTACCATCGGTCATAAAGGGAACAAAATAAATCTGCTGGGATTCTTTACCTTTATATGCACCATATACCACTTCATATTGCGTACCGTGTTCTTGTTTCCACGCGTATGTCGTGTCGCCACAAATCCAGGGGACTGATGCCGGACTTCCACCGTGACACTGCGCCGCCAGCCCGGCAAGGTCAGCACGGAACTGCTGTACCATTGCAAGAAATGCTGCTGGCTGCTGGGCGTAACTGGCATTCGTCATATCGAATTCCCCCTGCATCCAGCATATCGCCAGCAAAACGTTTTTCGGGTTTTTCTGCAATGCTGCCTTCGTGCGGAAAAGCAGATCCTGATATAACGGCTTACCCACTCCCCAGCGAGCCGAATCCTGACTGGCTCCCGTGGACTCGCTGAATGTCCCCTCCGTGCCCTGGGTGAATGCCGAACCACCACGACAGCATGGTACCAGCAGGATCCCCGCATTATTAGGGATATACGGAAGCAGTTTTTTGGCAATATGTAAGCCCTGTCCGACACAGCCGTACTGCCCTTTGCTCAGGTCAGCCCGGGGATGGTTAATCGTACTCATATCCTGAACATCATGCAGACAATGGTCAGCAGGAATGATGTCGTTAAATACGCATACTTCACCACCGGGAGTCACTGTGTTACGACGGGCCAGTTGCTTAATGCGCGGATGGGGCGCATCGTATGAATCCGGAAGCGGAAGCCCTTCACCGTAAGCCATGGCATTGGATTGCCCGGCCAGTACGATGACGTAGTACCACTCCGGCTCAGTTGCACCACTGACGACCACATCACCTTCTGCTGCAATCGCCTGCATCAGGGTATAAGGGGTTATGGCCACCGGACTACCAAACGGCTGCCAGCCCTCCTTCAGTTTTTGTGTCAGTCGTTTCGCAAGGTCTGACGGCGATGCCGCCCTGACCACGTCATAGTGTTTAAATGCCATGAATCCTCCCGGGCGGGATAATGTTGTGAGTCAGATAAGGAGCAGGCTGAAGTCCGGAAGTTACAGGACAATGGCAGAAGGGAGACTACAGCCCGCAATTCGAAAAAGACCGCGCAGTTGCGCAGAGTGATTACTATGGGGTATTATTCGCCAGCTGAAATATTACTTCACGTTTTATTGTTTATTCCTTGCCGCCCGCGTCTCCCAGCGCGGGCTTTTTTTGTCCATAAGAAAGCCCCTCCGGAGAGGGGCTAAAGCCGCGTATCTGTATCATCATGCACATGGTGCCGGGTGCCTCCCGGTGAGTTCAGCCCGGTGCCACTAAACCCGCGTCATTCTCGTTTTGATAATCAGAGATTATACCGTCACCAGTCGCCCCTCCGCTCAGGGGGATTCACCATGCGAAATTTTTTTAACAAATGCCCAGTCTGACAGGCAACTGTCAACTTACTGAATTGTGAGCAACATAGCATTTAACGGGGAACCTGTTTTCTGCAGTAAAAAGGCCCACCGGAGCGGATGGGCCTGGAAGGATAGCGGTCATGTGATGCCGGTTTCCCGGTAACTCAGCACCGGTATCTGAGTCAACGTTTTCTCTACTGGGTCATTTCCGATACGCCCTGCCTGCTGACAGGCTTTCATCACATCTGAAAATATAGCACCCTGACTGATACTGTAGTACCTAAGGTTCCAGAAACTGTGATGTATCCGGCACAGAAAAGCCCCTCCGGAGAGGGGCTGGAGAGTGGCGCTATGTGCCATTGCATGGTGCCGGGTGCCTCCCGGTGAATTCAGTACCAGCACCTGAATCCGCGATTATCCCATATACCTACTCGCTGATTGCCCCTCCGCACAGGGGGATTCACCATGCCAGTTTCTTTTAACAAACTCCCCGCAAACCAGACAACAGTCAACCGCCTGAATTGTGAGACATTTAAAAAAAGCCCGCAAAAGCGAGCCAGGGAAAATAAGTGTGGCGCGTTGTACTGGATTCGAACCAGTGACCGATTGCTTAGAAGGCAATTGCTCTGTCCGGCTGAGCTAACAACGCAGGATACAGATAATGGACCGCCTTCGGGGACCCGAACTCCGCGCAACCAGCTTCGAAAGCTGGCGCTCTTTCCTGATGAGCTAATGGCGGTATGTGATGGTGGCCCTTGCTGGATTTGAACCAGCGACCTGGCGATTATGAGTCGCTCGCTCTCACCACTGAGCTAAAGGGCCGGGAGCAGAATAATAATGGTGCGTAATTAATTCTGCAATCTCATCCGTTTCAAACGATTAAATCCTGAACTTCCCTGACTGTCTGCTCAAAACGTCCGGTCTCCAGTTCAACGCCAATCGCACGACGCCCAAGCGCCAGTGCCGCTTTTACCGTTGAACCTGAGCCCATAAAAAAATCTGCAACCAGGTCACCCGGACGACTGCTTGCGCTGATTATCTGCTGCAGCATTTCTGCCGGTTTTTCGCACGGATGTTTCCCGGGATAGAACTGCACCGGTTTATGTGTCCACACATCCGTGTACGGCACCTGCGCCGTCACACCAAAATACCGCCGCAGATGCTTATATTCACTCTGCAGCTCCACATACTGCCGGTTCAGTGACGTATACGTATCCACCAGCTGGTGGTGGGGCTTTTCCAGTTCACCGCGCTGATGTTTCTCTTCTGCCACCCGGGCAAACAGCGACTGTAATTTCAGATAATCGCTTTCGTTCGGTAGCTGCCACTGACTGGCACTGAACCAGTGCGACACCATGTTTTTCTTTCCTGTGGCATCTGCAATCTGTTTTGCCGTTATCCCCAGGGCAGCGCGCGCATCACGAAAGTAAGAAATCAGCGGGGCCATCACATGCTGTTTCAGTGCACTGCCCTTCGCCGCATACCCGGCATCTTTCGGACGATACGGCCCCTGATAATGTTCCGCGAACAGAATGCGCTCTGTGGCGGGGAAATACGCCCGCAGGCTTTCCTTGTTGCATCCGTTCCAGCGTCCGGACGGCTTCGCCCAGATAATATGGTTCAGCACACTGAAGCGTTCACGCATCATGATTTCGATATCAGATGCCAGGCGATGACCACAGAACAGGTAAAGACTTCCGACAGGTTTCAGCACCCGCCAGAACTGCGCCAGACACTGGTCCAGCCACTTCAGGTAATCATCGTCGCCCTTCCACTGGTTATCCCAGCCCTCAGGCTTCACTTTAAAGTACGGCGGGTCCGTGACTATCAGGTCAACAGAATTTTCGGGTAACGACCGGATAAATTCCAGGCAGTCGGCGTTGATTAACTCACAACTGGATATTTTTACAGTATTAAGCATGGATCATTAAGCCTGTCTCTGATAGGCTCATTCTGCTTTTGCGCAAAGCAGTGGGCCTGAGGTTTGCTTGTGAACCCAACGCATGAGCAGATGGCTGGTGGGTGCCCCTAACACCCACCAGCCGCCCATTTACCACAAATAAAAAAGCCTTCAGGACTGAAGGCGTCTGTAACAACCGAACTGATAGTCTGCCAGACCCGCCATAACCAGCTGGGTCAGTATTAACTGGCAGCGTTCGCGTGAAAGGTAAGTATTCTGCGCTATCTCCCCGACTGTCGCCGGTTCGGTAACGCTTAATTCATTAAACACCACTCTGGCGGTTTCTGTCATATCCTGCTGTTTTAGCATGTCTTTTTCCTTTTTCCGGTTAACGTGACATACCAATAACTCTTGTCGAAAAAGCCAGCAAGCTGAAAGACCCGTATTCGCAACCACCAGCGTGTTTACTGTACTGACGCGATTTTGGGCATAAAAAAAAACCGCCTGACGGCAGTTTTTTTTCTTACTTTGCCATCGCGTACAAAATCGGCAAAATATCAGATTTATACGAAACGTACGCTATTTAATTGACTTTTGCAATATCTCGTCGTGAAAAAGTCGCTTTTTGTTGCGCTCTTATTTTCACGGTGCAAATCACAGATTCTCTATCGAGACTCTTAAAAATATCGCACATCTCACGCCAGTAGTTCGCATAATTATGGCTCCAGTTATCAGGCTTAACTCCACACAGTCTGGCAAGCTCCTGTCTCTGGTAGACCTCACACCCGGTAATCCATCCTCTGACATCCTGTGCCGCCAGCCAGATCAACTTCTTCACGCGCTCCTGCGTTTTCCCTGCAATTTTTCTGGTGCCGTACCGGGTTTTAAATTCATTCCACACCCACTGCGTTATCGCGATCTGATATTCCCAACAAATACTCCCGCTGTAACACCACAACAACCAGGCTTTATGATGTTCTTCAAGAGACAGAACAGCCCGCCGCCACGATGATGTCGAAAACTCAACCGGACTGACGAGAGGAATTGACACCCCCTTCGCCAGCGATTGCTTTCCCGGGATTGGTGGATTATCCCGCGTTATCATTTTTCCAGTCACTTCATCGCGGTACCGGATTTTTTTACGCCTGTAACGCCCTGTATCAAACATGGCATTCTCCTGCCAGGCCTCAAGCTGCCCTTTTGTTGATCCACTCAAATCGGCGGTGGCAATCATGAGTTGCTCACGAACAAACTGTAAATACTGGTTATTCATGCGTACTCCAGTTCTGTGATTTTTATCCCCAACCGCCCACCAGGAACAAGCTGACCGCGCACAATATTAATTTCATCAAACTGCTCGTCGTCTATGAGCAGCCCCGCATGCGTCAGTACATCCAGTGGTGCCTTCAGGATATTGTCCAGGTCACGACGGCGCTTATCCGGTGGCTCTGCAATAATTTCTATTGCCGGCCTTCCGGACAGGTTTAATTTCAGTTGCTGCTGGCGAACAATAAGCGCCACATCACGGCGATAACGCTCACCGACTTTTGATACAAAATATGTGCTGCCACGACGTCGCCAGTAAGTGTTCACCGTTGGCGGGTAAGGCAAAACAAATTCTATGCGTTCAGTCATTTATGCTTTCCACTTCAGAACACCCGAATTTCTCGCGTGCATTAAAAAACGAATCAGCAACAACAGCTGGCTGCCGTGTTTTTCTTCAAAATCTTTTACCCCGGCGTGTAGTTCGCTATGGCATTTACGGCACAGCGGAATAACAAACAAATCATCAGCCTTTGTTCCCATCCCTCCCAGTCCATGACCAATGATGTGATGCGGATCATCTGCCTGATTGCCACACGTCATGCATTTCTGCGTTTTTACCCAACGCGTGTATACAGGCATCTCTTCCCGTTGTGATTTCTGGCGCTGGAGATACTGAGCCGGTGACTCCGGATCAACGGCAATGCTGACCACCGTCTTTTCCTGTGGCGGGTTTTGCTGGTGGGCGTGAGGCAGCGGCGCAAGATTTTTTGTGCGCTGCTTCAGTATGCTGGTGGCGGTCTGCTCTCCCGGTACGATGTCGCTTTCACGGTACATTGAGCGGATTTTTTCCGCACGCAACCCCAGCGAACGACGTAATACCGCTTCCGGTAGCGCGTCCGCCACCTGATTGCGGACCGCCCACCAGGATAATTCAGCCAGCGATAATTCCCGCTCCTGCGAGCCATTCATTGCATGGCGTATGACGTCAATCATCCATGCAGACAGGTTTTGGTGAGCAAGTTGCCCGAGTGATTCGGAGGTCTGGTCGCGCAGCTGGTTGTCGCAGTGCCAGCACAACACCATTGCGCCGGTACCATAACGGTGAATGACGGTTTCACTGTGGTGATAATCGCCGTGTGGCCACTGGCAGGATTTAACATGGCGCAGTAACCAGTCAGACAATGCGCCAGCGCCACCAGCAGCACGAATCACTCGTTCGTCGCTGAAAAATGGCAGTAATGATTTATCCTCCGCCAGCGGCTGGCGAACGGCAGGAACGACCCCGGACGGCAGATTACGCATGCTTTTCGGTTCCGGCTCCACCAGTACCCGGGTATTGTGGAATACCGGCATGGATTCACGGCCCGGCTTAACGATCACCAGCCCGAGTTCCGGTACCAGAACAGGTCGAAGTAATACCCGCACGTTACCTCCAGATGCGTTGCTGGAATGTGCGGGACGGACGCGGTGGGCGTTCAGAGTAAGGAAGCCTGACGGAGATTATCCAGTGACGATAATCGAGGCTGAGGGCTTTCTTAATCTCGTATCCGCGTCTGCGGTAGTTATGAATTAGCCATTCGGCCTGTTCTTCAGTACATGGTGGGTGTTGGTACCAGTCGGTTTTAAATGCGTGTGAACGCCGCCCATGCCGGATGGCAAGGTCGGTATCAGAATTGTGAAATTTGGTTTTGTGCGCCATCTGTTTTCTCTGCTGGCGCAGCAGGTGTCAGGTGTTCAGGCTGACGTGCGAATTGTAAACCAGAATGCCAGAAAAAAACAAAACCCGCCGAAGCGGGTTAAGTGCGGGTGCGTTGAGGATGCCTGACACATCAGAGGTGGCGAGGGATTTCTCCCCCGCCAGGTCTCTTACTCCTCAGGTTCGTAAGCTGTGAAGACAGCGACCTCCGTCTGGCCGGTTCGGAGTCGTACCTCGCAGAGGTCTTTCCTCGTTACCAGTGCCGTCACTATGACGGTTAAACAGATGACGATCAGGGCGATTAACATCGCCTTTTGCTGCTTCATAGCCTGCTTCCCCTTGCCTTTCGGCACGTAAGAGGCTAACCTACATTTGTGAGACATAGATTGGGCCTCAGATTAATGTTAAGCGTCTTGCAGGACGCGAAATGTTAACTGGGGCTTTTCTCTATCTGCCTTTCAGTGTTCATGCCTGAGACAGATAGCCTCAAGCACCCGCAGCCATTCTACTTAACTCACGTCACCTCGCCAATATGAAATCAATCAGAAAGGTGATCCATAAAATCACTCCTTCTCTTCTTTTCCGTAGTGGAGTTGGCCAATTTTGATAAGAGGGCGTCCCTGAGATTTGCGGTGTAGATTGGTATCGCGCAGAGAATACACACAGCCACAATATTCCTGCTGATAGAATTTTTCGCGCTTGCTGATTTCAATCATACGGGACGAGCCGCCCTGCTTGCGCCAGTTATAATCCCAGTACACCATACCCGGATAATGCGCAACAGCTCGCCGCCCACACTCGTTAACCTGCTGCATATTTTTCCAGCGTGAAATGCCCAGTGAACTGCTGATCACACTGAAACCATTTTCAGCAGCGTACAACGCTGTCCGCTCAAAACGCATGTCAAAACACATGGTACAACGGATCCCCCTCTCAGGCTCCCATTCCATTCCTTTGGCACGTTCAAACCAGTTGTCGGTGTCGTAATCAGCATCGATAAACGGCACGCCGTGTTGTTCAGCAAAGCGAATATTTTCATCCTTACGAATTAAATACTCTTTCTGAGGATGAATGTTCGGGTTGTAGAAAAAGATGGTGTAGTCGATTCCCGAGGCCTGAAGCGCCTCCATCACTTCACCGGAACATGGAGCACAGCAAGAGTGCAGTAGTAGTTTGTTTGCCCCGTTTGGGAGCTCCAATTTAGGCCGTTTGAAATCAGCAATAGTCATAAATATTTTTATTGGGGTCATGAAAATAGCACAGAGTGTAGCATCAGAGCAGGTCTATCGGGAATATCTGTCTAAATCTGGTAATATCTGGTTTTGACGCAAAGCGGACAACCACGCTGGCTCTACCCTGCGCCATGAAAATGTCAATTCACATCTGAACTAATGCTCTTTAATCTAGTAACGTCTAAAATACCTAACATTTCCTTGATAAAATGCCAGTACACGCTGCATAGCTTCGCTCTTCCGGCACTCGCGACAGATTATATTCAGGCGCCTGTCGTAGCGGCGTATTTCGCCGTCTGGTAACGACCAGATAAGGTCCGGATCAACCACTGCAGGTTTCTTCACCTTTGCCCTTGAGAGTTTTTTGCGAGCATTTTGCCAGTCCTTACGCGCCTGTTCAGACGGGAATAACCCGTAACCAGAGTTGTATACATCGCCACTGGCAACCAGCTCTCTGGCGAGAACACTCATCAGATATCTTGTCGCACCTGTCCTGGCTTCCAGTTGCCGCAACGTCTCGCGACCGCTCAGACGTACAAGTTCAACAACCTGCCCTTTAATTTTTTCCCGCTCTTCTTGTGTAAATACTTTTGCCATAAGCGCCTCCGGCAATCACTTTTCCGATACAACACGGCGGGAAGAATCAGTAATCTGTCGAACAATATCCCGGTGCTTGTTCAGCTCCCGCAGCGCGGCGCAGACTCGCTCCCACTTCTGAACATCACTTTTCGCCCTGCGCAGCGCCAGGTTTGCCCTGCGAAGGGACGGAAAAATCAGCTCATCTGCTTGCGTTTCGGTAAACGATGGCAACGGCTGCACAATGTCCGCCACAGTTTCTGTTTTAA